CATCGGCGGACTGAAGCCTCAGAAGGTTGGTTCCAACATTGACGAACTCGCACTTTCAGAGCTTGGTGGCGAGCTGAGACGTGCCATCTGTGCAGTGTTCCGTGTACCGCCCTCCATTGCCGGTGCATGGGAAGCCGCCAACTACGCCACTGCCGACGCCCAGCGCAAGGCGATGGTTCAGGATGTTGGCATTCCAAGAGGACAGTATCTATCTGGCGTGATTGATGCCGAGTACCTGGCGGACTTCGCTCCTGGACTGCGGATGAACTGGCTGTGGGACCGTCTGTCGGTGATGCAGCCTGACCAACTGGCGGAAGCCCAGCGACATCAAGGGCTGGTGCAGTTCGGCATCGAGGATCCGCAGGCGGCAGCCGAAGAGATGGATGTTACGGCTGTGGGTCAGTACATCGGAGACAAGCCCATCCCCGCATCAGGTCCGTTTGTGCCCGATGCTGCCAACGCCGAGCTGGCGCAGTGGCATCGCTTCGCAACTCGGAGGTTGAACCAGGGTCAGGACATCACGCAGGAGTTCATCACTGAGCACATTGCACCGGCCCTCAAGGGGAGCATCGAGGGCCAGTTGATAGCGGTGAAGACGCACGAAGAGCTTGAGCGGGTATTTGCTCAGGCGATGGAGTGGAGCGGATACGGATAATGGCCCGTGTGTCGATCAACGGCCACCGGGATCCGGCGGAGAAAAGCAAAGACGAAGATGAGCGACGGTTCGCAAGAGAACTCACGATGGCGCTATCTGGACAACAGCGGCGGGTATTCGCCAACCTCAACAGCCTGTCGGAGTTCTTCTGGCAGGACGAGACGAACCGCATGGTGGCTGTTGTGTCGAGCAACCTGGACCGGATGGCTATGGCTGGCGCGCATGTGGCCGTCCAGCAAACGCCTCTCGCTCAGAAGGGCCTGGCGGATCTCCACGGGGATGTATTGGAATGGGTGACAAGATACGCATTCGATCTGGTGTCTGGTATTACGTCAACCACGAGGAAGGTCGTCCAGGTGGGGCTGCAGCGGTTTGTATCTCAGCCCGACTATACCCTTCGGATGCTGAAAGACTCTTTGGCGCCGACCTTCGGGATGAGTCGTGCGCAGACGATCTCGGTTACGGAAGTGACACGTGCGTATGCGGTGGGTGCGGACCGAGCGCAGCGGCGGGTTGCCGAGGAGGGGATCAAGACGGTCAAGGTATGGAAGACGCTGTATGACGAGAAGGTGTGTCCTATTTGTCAGCCGCTGGACGAGCTGAAGGAAAGCCCGGAGGGCGGGTTCAATCCAAGCGGCGGGTTCGGCATTCCATATCCGCCGGCGCACCCGAACTGCCGATGTTTCACGATATTGGAGCCATTGTAAGGAGTTGATATGGATGAAGAACTGAAGACCACAAGCATTGAGATCAAGGAAGTAACTGATGACACCGTAACGGTCGCCGGCTACGGCATCGTCTTTGGGGGCAAGGATCTTGAGGGCGACACCTTCATGCCCGACACTGACCTCGACATGGAATATGTGCCCGTGAAGCGTGTCTACTACGATCACACACTCGAAGAGGTGAAGCATAGCCTGGGCACGGTTATCAAGGCGGCCGCCGACGAGATCGGCGTGTGGGTCGAGGCGCAGCTTGATCGGCATAAGGACTATGTGGATGCCGTAACCGAGCTGATAAAGAAGGGCGTCATCGGATGGTCGTCCGGGTCTGCCGGACACCTCGTAAGTCGAGAGAAGGGCATCATCAAGAAGTGGCCCGTCATCGAGTTCAGTCTTACGCCGACGCCGGCTGAACCGAGAACACTTGGCGTCGAACTGAGAACGCTGTTAGCAGAGAACGGCATAGAACTGCCTGAACCCAGCGAGGCCCTAGTGGCGGGTGAAGCAGAGAAGGCCGTCCCTGATGCAGATAATCCGACAATCATGGAGAGTGATGCAATGGACGAGAATAAAGCCGATACCACTCTCTCCGCCGACAAGGTGGAAGAGATCGTGGCGAAGGCGCTTGAGGCTGACCGTGCTGCGCTGAAGGCGAACGCAGAAGCTGAAGCCAAGGCACAAGAGGAGTTTCAGAAGGCGGTGGACGAGGGCGTAAAGTCTGCGCTCGATAGCATCCCCGCATGGAAGGGTGGATTCAGCACGCCCAAGGTTACCGAGCTTGGTATGGCAGACGATGATGTAAAGTCGTTCGAATACTGGATCAAGACCGGCGACGAGGGCGCCGTCAAGGCTGCTCTGCAAGGGCAGACGGATACAGAAGGCGGGTACGCAGTACCCGATGACTTCTACAACCAGGTGGTTGCCAAGCGTGCCGACATGAGTGTGGCTCGCCGAGCAGGCGCCATCAGCTACCCGACCAATCTTGACCGTGTGCTGATCCCGACAGAAGGCACGTCGATGTCGAAGTTTGCCATCACTGCCGAAGAGGGCGCAATCGACGAGAATGAGCCGACCTTCGGTCAGGTCATCCTTCCGGTGTACCGTGAGACCAAGCTGGTCAAGGCATCCGTTGAGTGGCTGGCTGATGCACAGGCTGGCGCTGCGACGACCTTCCTGGCTGGTGCCTTTGGCCGTGCCGAGGCTGCCTGGGAGAACCACTACTTCGTCTCGACCGGAACCGCTGGTACTGGCGAGCCCACATCCGCCCTTGTTTCATCCGGGTTGGGCGTGACGGCAGCTGGAACCAACGCCATCACCGGTCCAGAGGTTGTGAGCTTGGTGTACTCGGTGCCCGACTACTACCGGATGGGAGCATCAATGGTCATGGCTGGAGCAACGGAAGGCGCCCTGCGTGGTTTGCAGGCCAACCCGTTCTCCTTCCAAGCCACGCCCGCCGGTGGGATCCAGGGAGGCATCGAAGGCCTGCCGGTCTTCAACGATGCGACCATGCCCGCGATGACAACGGGCTTGAAGCCGATCCTGGTCGGCAACTTCCGTGATTACTTCGTGATCGTGGAACGAGCCAACCTGGTTGTTCAGCGTCTGGTTGAGCTGTATGCCGGGAACGGGCAGGTTGGACTGCTTGGAACCTTCCGCCGGGGTGGTGGTGTCACCCAGGCCGGGGCCTTCAAGCACCTGATCATGGCCTAGTCTGGTGGGGGAGGGGGCTTCGGCCTCCTCCCCGAAAAGCTGTATCCGGGAACCCGGAGCGGCAGAAAGCGCCGATGGCGACTTGCCTGAAAGGCGAGTGAGGTAAATAGTGCCGAATCTGTATGCAACGCCAACCGAAGTGCAGGCAGCCATGCCGGACGAGGACTTCTCGTCTGACACGACCTACAACGCCATGCTGTATGCGCTCATCAATCGCATCAGTCGGCTTGTGGACAACTTCTGCAACCGTGTTTTCTATCCCTACCTCGATACCATGTACTTCGAGGGGACAGATGACGAGCTGCTCATGCTTCGTGACGATCTGTACTCGATCACGTCCGTAAGTTACAGCACGGACTACGGGGTGACGTTCACGGCGCTTACCGAGAACACCGACTTCGTTGGACAGGTGTCCGACAGCCTGAACAGCAAGCAGAGCTACAACGCCCTGCGCATCGTTCCCTCATCGGGAGCTGCTCTTGGCGCATGGCCCGCCGGCTT